CACCCGCATCAACGATAGTGTCTAGCCAGTCTTGAAAGTCTTCTTTTCTCATAATACTTCTTCCTGTAATAGTTCTATAAATGTTTCTAAGTTGTGATTAAACCTGTCGTTAAACGTCCAATCATCGTCGTTAGCATGAAATTCTTCTTCTGCCCAACCAAGGACATTCTTCATAACGATATGTTTTAATTTTTCTTCAGTCATAATAGTTTCCTTTTCGGTTAAAAAGGCCACCCCCGAAGGGATGACCGATGTTGTTAATTTGTTTAGAAGTCTAAATCGTCGTCAGGAGTATCACCAGCAACCATGTCAGCATCAACATCTTGGTTGTCTGCAACCTTGTTAACTTTGAACTCAGTTGGGGCGAACCCTCCTTGGTTAGGTCTGGCTTTATATTCATTAAGTGTAGTAATTTGTACACCCATCAACATTGAAGCAATTCCTTCTTTTCCAGCCATGTTATAGTCGTACTGGAATACTGAAAGGTTAGCAATAGAACCGTTACCTACTGTTGCAGGGTCGATAGGTGATAAGTCACCAGCAACCACATTAACAGGAGCCATGTCAGTTCCGTCACGCTTCTTTGATTTCTTTTTTAAGTTAGCACGATAGAATACACCATCGTCGTTCTCGTCAGGAGTAACACGTAAGTTTTGTTCTTTCCAACCTTTAGCTACTGCCTTTTCCTTAGTCCGAATTTGAACTTCCCATGTTGGGTTCTCTTTATCAAAGCGAGAATTGGGATTTGCTGGGTCTAATTTCGCAAAGAATAGTTCAACGTTGCTTAAGATTACTGTATTGTTAGCCATTTTATTTCTTCCTTTATGGGTAAATTTATTTGAGATTTGTTTTGAGTTTGGACTAGTTATAGTCATTATTCCGCCCTATTTTGGGCCTTATTTTAATCGTCGTAAACACAAACACACCAGTGTCCGTAATCTTCGAGATATAGTTCTGCGTAGTAAGGACTCTCACTATCAGGGTCTGCCATAACACCTATGGCCTCTGCTTCACCGTCCTCATCTAGAACAACTGAATGAACTTCAACAGGTAATATTTCGTCTTCAAAATCGATATATAATCTGTTACCTACTTTAAGCAAAGGCGTAGTCACTGTCAATAATTTCCTTAACATCTAGATTCCCTTTCTGTGGGATTAATTGTAAAGCATTCATTTGTGAAAATATGTGTTCTAGAGGATTCATATCATAAAGCTCTACAAACTTATTTCTTACATCAACAAATGCCTTGTCCATGTTACCTGCATGACAGCCGAACGAGTCGTGTACAACTGTAACAGGGTAGTCTGTGTCATGTACATACATGCTTAAATGAACTGCATCTACACTATGCACAATGTTAGGTGGTGCTGATTGTTTCTGCTTATCTTTGTCTAAAGTGGCCTCTGCCCACAAGGTAAAGTCTAATTCCATACGATTATTGTTATAGTTAAGTTTGACAGTCTTTGTTAAACCCTTACGGTATGCATGAACGAAGGGTAACCCTGTAACAATCTGACGAAAGTTTATAGGCTTATTTTTCCCATTTTCTTGTGCACCTAAGTTTTCAAACATACGCAACATAGCGGCAGGGCCTTTAAGCTCCGCATAACATGTTCTGTATATCATTTGACCCAAGTAGGCTGACCACGCCTTGTGCTTGTCTCTTAGATAGAGGTTTAAGCTACGTGTGTCATCGTGAACCATGTCTACCATACCGTATTGAACAGCACCGTAACCCAAAGTCATAACAGGTCGCTTAACTGTTTTACGCCATATCTTCCTGTCTTTAATATTGTACCAGTATATTGGGGCATACTTTGTTAACAGGTGTCTATTTAAGTTGCCAAACTCTGAACGCCTTTTCATAGCCTCTGAGAACAAGTCTGATTTAGAATTAGAAGAATAGTTGTTAACAGATTTTTCTAACTTAACAAACTCATTGTATATAACAGTATACTTCTCAACCGCATCTGAGTCTTCTGATATAAGAGCATCATAGTCCTTAGTAACATTGTCTATTACTTTGTCGGCAATAAACATGTATACGTCACCGGGGAGTTCTTGTGGTACTAGGTTAACTAGCGGAGCTACTTCTTCGTCTTTAGACATAGCAACAAGGTGTTGAACGCCGTTATTAGAGCCGTCTACATATACAGGTAAATTTGATGGGAACTCTTCTACAGCAAGCCCACGGTCATTTACCCAGTTATCTATCATGTAGATTTCATAACAACAAGCAAGAAAGCAGAAAGGTTTATCTGCACTCATCCAAGAGTTATTTCCCATAGGGTCTTCAACATAACTAATAAACTTGTTCCAGTTGTCAATCACAAACTGAGAACGTTCATCGAGTGTTACTTTGTCGTTACCGAACATGTTAGCCGTATGGACCATAAGCCAGTATAAACCCTCTTGACCCAACTTGACCGGTTCATCGAGTAAAAGCAAACCTTTCGCATTGTCACTGGATTGCTCATGGAGGAACGCAGTGTTAGGATATATGCGACCTCTGAAGTCCACATTATACAAGTGATAGAACGCATTTTCTTTGTTCCTTTCTGCTATTGCTTCGATAGCTTCTGCCTCTATTAATAATGAAGCTTTCTTTTTTGGGTCAACTTCTTTTTGGAATTTAAAAGGGGTTTGAATACTGTCTAAGTACTTACAAGATTTGAACACATTAAAGATGAAATGATTAATTCTCCAACCAACATCTCCTAATTTGTTTAGTGTATCAACTAAGTATTCTGTACCGCCTTCTTTACAAGCCTTAATCGCATCTTCATGGGGGCTTTTCTTTATGAGAGGGAAGCCCGTATCGTGATTAAACTCACCGACAATCCAGTGTGCCGGTCTAATAGGAGAGGGAAACATTTCTACTTTTTCTATTTGTTCCAGTTCTTCTAAAACAGAGTTAAGCGACTTTACATCATCTACTTGTATATGATATGATGAATGTTTTTTTAACTTTCCATTTTTCTTCTTACTTCTTTTCTTTTTAATAGATAGTATGCCAGTGTCTAGATAAGATATGAATACAAACCAACCAAGGTGAATTGAGTTTACTTCATCTAATTTTAACTTTAATTTTCTATTAACGCTGTTACCTATGCTTGATAACATGTTGGTTAGTTCTGATAGTATCTCTATCTTAGCCAAAACATGCCCATAGGTGTGTAATATTAATTCACGACAATCAGCGTCATGCAGATGCCATGCCTTGTTTCTTTTATCGGGTTTTTCCCCTTTAATGTCTAGTAAGAACTTTTGTCGTTCCTCCATGTTCTGAACGAGTAAGTCTAGTGTTTTTGTCATATAGTTATTCCTCGTTGTGGACTGGATAACCTTCTTGATTATTCCACTTTGTTAGGATATAATAACTTTAATCGTTAGTGATATAGCCTTTCCATAAAAGGATAAGAGCTATAATTACGAATAAAGTCATGTGGGTTGTTTCCTTTTCAAAAAAAAATTAGTTTAAGTTAGCCCCCACTAACCCTTAAGGGCTAGCAGGGTTTTTTTTTATTTAGTTTTGCCGAATCCGTTACGAGCAACATAGCCCGCAAGATAACGACCTTTCTTAGTGCTTGTATCATAGTTAAATACACGACCAGAGCCGTCTAACCAAGTTTGTTGTACTACTTTTGAGCCTACTGTGTATGTGTAAGCGGCGGATGTTGTTGCGTGTGTTAAAACAGTCATGTTATATTCTCCATATGGGGTTTAAGAGCAGAACGCTCTGGATGACTAACCGCTTGAGATTAGCCACCAGAATACTCTACTATTCTACTTATTCTTCTTCGAAAAGTTTATGAGCTTCTCGAATTTCTTCCATGATTTCTTCAATAGAGGGTTCTTCTACAGAAGGTTGTTCTGCAACAATATCAATATATGTGTGTTCCCACTTAGCATTGATTTCATCAACTAGTTGTTTAAATGTAAACATTTTGTTCTCCGTTAGGTTTCTTTATATAGAGGGCGTAAAATCCCCAGTTTATTTGTAAAAAATGTGAGTACCGACTACTGCTACTTCGTTGTAACCGTTAATCCAATAAGGACTAACGTAGTCAGCGTGGTACATAGTTGCACCGGTAGAGGGGACGTCTGCTGTTCCTGTGATAACGTCCCAAGCTAAGTCTTGTATAGACTCCCAAACCTGACGGTCTAAGTAGCTTAATCTATCTGGATTGTCCGACTTACCGTCATGTGTCCAAGAAAATTGTTTTCGTTGCCATACAACATCACAAACATTGTCAGGGTAGCGGTTAGACTCAACACGGTTAAGTGTTACTTCTGCTACCATTAATTGCCCTAGTGTAGACTCGTTACGAGCCTCATAGAACATATTCATTGCTAGGCATGTTGCCGCTGTTAGTATCATTTTAGTATCCTTCATTTGGATGGTGAATGTATTCGAAGTTATCTCTAACTTCATCTTCGTGAGCTTCAATTAAGTTAGCTAAAGCTTGTTTATACAAGTTGTCACCGGGGTTTAAATTTATTTGATGTCCGAATACATCATCAAAATAATGAATGTCTTCGATTATTGCGTCATCCATAAACTCTACTTGTAAGTAACCACCCTCATCATAAGTAGACCAAGGTGATGGCATGTGTAGTGTTCCGAATACTTCATATTCAGTAGCATAACCTGTTAAGATGTAAGCACTGATTTCATTTGGGTTTGATTGATTAGTCATCGTCTTCCGTTCCTTCCTCTATGTGGGTTATATACATGTCTCCGATTGCCTTCCAGCTAACCTTGCTGTGGCCCCAGTCATGTAATTTATTTGCTTCGTCAATACTAGTAGCTTCTACATAGTAGCATTTTTGAATCTCTTCAGTCTGGTAAATCCAGTATGTTTTGGTTTCCATTATTTTACTCCATGTTTCTTTTCAATATAGTTAACAACTTGTTTAACAGTGTGATTATTAAAATTCTTAACAATCGATTTCCCATCTCGACCTTTTGTTCTAACTTCTCTAACAATACAATCTTTTAAAATTATATCACTATCGGAATCATCCCAAGCTGTGATAGCGTAAACAGGCTTCTGGCACCACATAACAAGTCTATCAAATAATATTTTTTGACCCGTGGTTATTGCACAATCTTTACGTTTAACTTCTACTAAAATTAATGCTTTTCCTTTTACATCATAACAAGCATCTATATCTGTAAATCCACCGGCAGAAGAACAACCTTTAAATATTATTGCCCTGTCAAAGTATTCACGATTACGAATTATTTGGTCGTCGGTACTTTTAATTGGTAGTGGCATCTTTATTCTCCTTATTGGTTTTGTTTTTATTATTAAACAAGTTTTTGAAAAGCTCTATCGTAGCTACAAAATCGATTAAGTAAAAACCTAAAGTATTTAACAACCCTAGCTCTGTGGGAAATGCAAAGAAAGCCACGGGACCAAGTATAGGTATTCCTGAGAATAGTATTCTGATTTTAAAGAACGCTTCAAATAGCATTGCTATAAACATTCTTAAGGAAAATCCAATTAGAATATCTAATAAAGGAATCCCTATAGTCTCTAGTATGTTAATCATTTTAATCTCCAGTAATGGTTATGTACTCGTACTTTTTCAACGAAGTTACAAGCAGTAGTTTCAAAGTATGCACGAGGTAATACCCACTGTGCGAAAGTCCCATGTATAGCGTCACCCTCACAGATGCTTCTATACTGGTTAAAATGAGGTGGTAGTTCGTCCATCTCAACTTCGATAACAGCGCCCTTAGAATATTTAGCGGCGTTGTCGTATGAATCAGTCCAGTGTGATACTTCACGAGTCTGAACGTCTTGTGCTAATTCATTAGCTTCTCTTTGGCATGTGCCTCTGTAAAATTTAAACATTTTGTTCTCCGTTAGGTTATGGTCTATCTGACCTGTAAGTTTCATATAGTGTTAATACTAATACATATAGTAGGTAAAAGTAAGTTAGTGCAATTAAAGTTGCGATTATCATTGTGTTCTCCTTTTGGGTTTCTTTATATAGAGGGGCAAAAAACCCCACTTTTTTAGTCGGTGTTTTGGTAAAAAAGGCCACCCCCGAAGGGATGACCGTTGTAGTTATCTTTTAAAATTGTTTTCTTTGTTCTGCGCATTAACACCACCAGCAATTTGAGGCATCATCTTAACAATCTCAATTCGAGTTTGTCGTGATACATCGCCTTGTACGTTGATGTTGAAAGACTGTTGTGAAGCGCCACCAGAAGTGTTGTCCATGTTTCTTAACTGATTCTTAGACAATACAACTTCGCCCGGCATTAACATTGCTGGGACAGAGTCTTTTCCTGCCTGTGAGAAACTAGTAGAAGGAACAGTACCGCCTTGAGACATTAGCTTCGGACCACCAAATAGTGAGCTACCAAAGTTAAGTGCCATACCGAGCCAGTCTGTACCGCCTCCGCCTCCAGCTTTTCCACCTATGCCCCCAATACCTTTGAAAAGGTCTGTTAGCATTGGTGTTACATTCTTGAAAGCACTTTCTGTAAAGCTACTTGCAAAGGAGTCTATTACTGAAGATGTAAAGTTATCTAGTAAACCGCCTAATACGTCTTTCAAATCTCCACCATGTAACAACTCTGATAGGCCATTCTTAAATGCGTTTTGGAAGTTCTCTGCGTAACCTTGAGCCGCTTTTGTAGCACCCTCATCGTTACCTTCAAGTGCTTCACCAACGTTATCTTTACCGCCCTCTTCTAACAAACTAACCTGAGTTTGGTTTAAGTTGTTAAGTAGTGTAAGCTGTGCAATAATGTCCGCTGAGTCTTGAGTACGATTCTCTTCTTGTGCCATCATCAGTTCTAGGGCTAGTCTATTACTTTGACCTGTTACCCCAAAGCCGGTAAATGCGGCAGTTCCTATTGGACCACCTTTATTTCTAAACGCCGGAACAATACCTTTGTTAATAGAACTCATAAACCCGCTACCGAACTTTTGTACAGCAGACTGCTTCATAACATACTCACCATTAGATAACATCGCTGGGATGTCGTCTGATGTACCTGTACCCGCCCCATTAACTGGACCACCTGTAGAAAATCCCGGAGGTGTTGCGTTACCAAAGCCTTGTTTAGATTGGACTTCTAACTGTAGTCCACGTTTTTCTATTACTTTTTCAAGCTTTTCTATTGCATACTGTAAATCACTTTTACCAGTAAGGCTAAATAAAGATTTCAAAGTAGGTACAAGAGGGGTTTCTTCTAAAGAAGTAATAGAAGCCGCTAACTCTCTTAAAGTCGCTTCAGACGCAGAATCTAAATCAATAATTCCTCCATCAGAAAGAGTACTAATTAAATTACCTTGTTGTTTAAACTCGGCTATCTGTCTATCTGCTTGTTCTGTTCTGTCTTCACCGTTATTAGCGGCTCTTCCAAAGAAGTTAAAAGCGCCTTTAGTTGCATTTCTAACTGACTCGCTAACAATTCTACCTAATGCTATAACTAGACCCGCCGCTAAACCGACTAATAATCCTTTTTGCATAGCAGTACCAAGAGTAAGTCCAAGAGACTTTACTTTAGTTAGTAGCGACTGGACAACAGCCAGCTTAATAAATGCCGCACCTAGTTTGGTTGCCAATGTGGTTACAAACTTTGAACCAAATATGTATCCTGCAGTCTTAGCACCTATTGCTACAAATGCTTTTCTTGCTGTAGCACTAAATACAAAAGCACCCGCCATTATAGTAAGTGCAGTTCCTAGCTTAGTTAATGCTTCATTTTCAAATTCTGGACCATATAAACCTTCAAGGAATCCTTCGCTTATTGACCTAGCAAAAGTAGCAATACCACTTGCTATACTGCTTATAAGGTCTCCATCACCACTAGCAAAGAAATCACCAAGTAACTTACCGAAACCACGAGCAGTAGACTTTGCTGACTCTTGGAATTCTTCGTTATCTTGTAGGCTCACAACAGAGGAAATTAATGCTACCCCAATTGCTTTTCTAAATAGCGCTCCAGCTAAACCTTTTCTGAAACCAACAAACAAAGCTGTTGCAAACAATGCACCCGCTACGTCTCCTTGTTCCCCCAAATAAGCTTTAAAGTCCGTAAGCTTTGTGGAGAAGTCTTCTCTTAAAGTAGAAGTAACACCTTTAGCACCAACAACAAGGGTTGTATTGGATAGTAGGTCAACAAACGTGTTAAACGTTTTAGTCATCCCGTCTATGCCTTTGTTGAAATTTTCAGATACCTTGGTTGTAGAAGGAAGTACGTCTTTTTCTTTACCGGTTGCTTTAGTTAAGCTTGCGTTAAAGTTGTCGTAAGCAGTAGTCATGCCAGTTAGCATGTTGCTCCAAAGAGTCTCTACTTCTAAACTAACAGTGGGTTTAATTCCATTTTTCTCAATATCAGAAGATAGTGTAGTCCACTTAGAGGACATAGAGGTAGTTGCTTTTTCAAACTTATCAACAATAGTATCTAAGTTTACACCAACTTTATCAGCTTCTATTTTAAGAGCATTTCCAAAACCAACTTCTTTAACAGAAGTAATAGTAGACAACCATAAGTCATAAATCTCAAAGTTTAAATCTGAGAATAACTGTTGTAACTTACCTGACCAAGTTCTTATTTCTGTCAAGGGGTTGTCTAAAAATTTCTTTAAACTACTACCAACAGCAATAGTTTGCCCGTCCTCCATATGAGAAGGGTCAAATATTCCTGTCCAATAAGAGTCGCCTACAACTGCTTTCCACAAACCTTTGAACAAGTCCGCTACCGCTGTAGTAAATGTTTTAATAGTTGCTTTAGCTGTATCCATGCTAGGTAACATCTCAGCTAGTAAGTCTATTTTTTTAGCACTAAATTTAATTGCTATACTAGTCTTGTCTCCTAGAGTTTTCTTAGCAGAGTTAAATCCTTTTACGATACTGTCTGCCATGTCTTTACCACTGATATCACCAGTAAAAATTCCTGTGACAAACCCACCAATATCTCTAGCAAATCTTTGAACTTTTAGTTTAGCCAATAGTAGCTCACCACCGACTAATACAGAAAATCCAATAATGTTTTCACCAAAAGATTTAACCGCAATAGTAGCAAGCCTAATACCGTCCGCAATACCTTCAGAGGTGCCTATAGCTTTGTCGAGGTTGGCAATAGCTCTAGTCCATTCGTTACCGAATACCGTAGCCAGACCGCTTACTGTAGCGTTAAGAGTGTTATACTCATCGTCTATTTCTTGAGCGCCTTCTAGTATAGCTTTGTAAACAGCTTCAGCGGTGATTTTACCCGCCATAGCCTCTTCACGTAGCTTACCAAAGGGTATTCCCATACCATCAGCAATAGCTTTAGCCAATCTTGGCATCTGTTCTAACACTGAGTTTAATTCTTGTCCACGTAACTGACCAGAAGCTAAACCCTGACCTAACTGTACGATAGCGGCTTTAGCTGATTGAGCGCCGGAACCGGATATAACAGCGGCTTTTTGGACTGCTTCAGTTACCTTTAATAACTCACCTACAGGTTTATTAGCATCTTGTAGAGCTAAACCAAACCTATTAAATGTCTCAGCGGCGGCATCAACACTACCGCGTGACCTTGCGGCTATCTTGAACAACTCGTCCATAACCACTTTTGTCTTTTGTACGTCTCTAGTAACCAGATTAACTCTGTTACCAAAATCTGTCATTGAATCTGCGCTTCTTGTTATGCTCTTTGTTAAAGCACCACCAGTAAACGCCGCTGTTATGCCTACAGCAAGGTTTCGGAATGACTTAGAAACTGCTGTTGCTCGTTTGTCTAAACTAACAACTGATTTCTCTAGTTTTCCTATTTCTCTTGAGGCTTGAGCCGCATCAGCTCTTACCCGAATCTTTACACCACTCATCTGTGTGTCTCCTTAATAAAAAAGCCCCCGATAATTTCTCGCATTTCGGAGAAGCCATCGAGGGCATTATATTAATCAGCTGGGGTAATAACGCCGATTTTAACTAGTGTTTGTTCTATGAAGTAACTAGGAGCTTGTTGACTCCACCCACGATTTAGTCGGCCTATGTATTCTACTTCGTTTATGATATTGCCACCACTAAAGCCGCCATATCTGTTTCTTTCTATTTCATCAAACCAACCCATACGAGCAGTACCTTCGTCTACCGGAGTTACTACCTTAAGTTGTGCTGTTCCATAGTGTATTAATTCTTCTATTTCTTTGTTAGCAAGTTCTTTGAATTCTCGGTCTAACCGTTCCATCTCTTGCTTAAAGTTAATCACTTCCAAAGATACTAAGCTATTGTTTTTTGCCATTTTCCATCCAAGGTGGGGTCCATCCCGAGTTGTCTTTATCTTTAGACTGCATCATCATTTCAAGGAATTTACCTTTAGGCAATGCTTTTACTTCAGCTGGAGTATTATCTTTCATCTGCTTTAGTGAAGCAAATACGTCTTCAGGTTTACCTTTAAAACCCTGTGCTTGTAGACTTAAGAAAGTACGTTGATCTTCCTTATAGCCTATAGGCCGTCGTCTAAAATAATTAACCCACTGCAAAAGCTCTGTATAAGGCATTTCTTCTCTTAGCTTATATACAGGAGTCCTCAATTCATGAGCGACTTCAAATAGCGTTTCTTCGGAAGGGGTTAGTTTCCCTCATTCCCTCCACTAAGACCAGACAAAGACATAACTTTGTTTGATAGTTTGTTTAGTTCTTCTATTGGGAACGTGTTAAAGTCTTCGTCTGATAATTCATCAGCACCTAATACTGCTACTTTAATAATGTCACGAAGGAGTCCAATTTGCTTTTTAGCGTCTTCACTGTCGCCTACTTCAGCAATAACTGTTTGTAGTTCTAATATTTCACCTACAGTTAATTTCTTGACTTCTACTTCATCGCCCATAAATGGGACTTTTTCTGTTATTGATTTTCCAACGAGATGTTTCATTGTTTTGTTTCCTATGATTAATTTAACTTATCTTTTTCTGAAAATAGTTCTGGGTTGTTCGCTTGAAAGTCATCTAGCAATTTTCTCACTGTATGTAAAACACTTAATGTTTCCATAATCTCACGACCTGTTGTTGACTCATTATCAAAGTCTTTAAATCTTTCAAACGATTTTCTAATACTTATATCTACACTTCTGCGCATGTGGCGAAAGGTTGTCCTCATGACAAAAGCTTTACTAAATGGTTTGTCCATTGTTAACTCTCTTTTTAGTGAGGCTCCTCCGAAGAGGAACCCCTTTATTCATTAAGCCGCCGCTAGCGTAGCAGGACCAAAGAAATCTGATTGTGCTGACAAAGTAACAGTTGCAGTGTTTGCGTCTGTTAATGCAGGGTTAACCAAGATAGCTTCGATTTTACCTAAGAAGTAGAACTCTGTATTGTCTACTGCTAAAGTTGTGTCTGCGCCTTCGTTCTCTGTAACAGCTTGGTTAGCCATCATAAAGCGGAAAACACAATTAGTGCCGATGATTGCGTGGATGTCGTCCATTTCAGAAGGAACGTAGTTTACAGTTACTTCTAAAGTAGGAGCATCTGCTTGACCTTGAACCTGTGAAGATGTCTTCTGACCGTAAACAGGAACGTTAACGATGTTTGCAGGTGTACCGATTGAAGGAAATTCACGTACTGAAGGCATACGAACGTGGTCTGCGTCTACAGTCCCCGGTGTTGTGCCCACAAACAAAGCCGCGCATTCTGCAACTGTGTCGGTGTCTGATGGGATTGTGCCTTTAAAGATGTCGAGGTATGTAAAAATACCCGCACCTAGGCTTGAAATATGTGCCATTTTTATTCTCCGTAATGTGTAAATGGAATTATGTAAGATGCACTATAAAGTGCTTTGTTCGAAGGGTCTAACCCCTCCACTGTTAAATATGATGTTCCTAGCTTTGTACCGTTAGATAGTGTTTTATTGTCGAGTACGGTGTCAAGTAAGTTGGCTATTGCCATCAATCTTCCTTGACCGTCACCGGCCTTAACAAATATTTTTACAGCTACTAGACCTGTGGTCTCTTTCTTTACGCCATACGCATAGTTTTTACTAGATGATGGAAGTACATTAATCAGGACGTATTCAGTATTAGAGTCTTTATTACCTAAGTAGTTCATAGGATAAGTCTTAATATTGTTTACTGTCCATGTTGATGAACCAAATACTGTTTCAACATCTCTAAGTATTAAGTCATACATTATAATTTCTCCTTTGTCAACTGCAATGTTATTACAAAACCGTCGTCTTGGAAGTCTGTTATACTGTATACTGAAGTACCTATTGTTATAGTATCATAACCGTCAACAACAACGTTAGACTTCATCAAGGCTTTCGATTGAAAGGCTCCGTCAGAAGATTTATCGGTTGTTTCTAGAAATACTTTAACTGTTTTACTAGTTGTAGTAGCTACTGCTTGCCCTGTGGCAAAGTCATAACTACTTGCGTTTTTATTGGATAAAGTTCCAGAGACCGCTAAGTCTCCGATAGCCGCAAAAGCCTTATCTACTGCCGCATTAACTTTAGCCTTAAGTGACATTAGTTAGACCTCCACCAACTAGCTCCCTGACCTAATGAACCCTTAACAATTAAAGGTCTTATAGATTTAGTTGCTTGTGTTGACTTAATTGGAGTTCTAGTAACGTCATTATTGCTATCTGATATGCTGATTGAACCAACAGAAATGCTCTCAAAGGTTTGAGTTTGTCCCATTAGTATATCTTCATTATCAATTAAGTGTAATGCTTGCTCGTAGACAGCCACTTTAACACGACTCGGTATCTCGGTATTAGTGAACGTCACCGACAACCCTAAACGATTGTCGATGTACGTAGCATTTTTCCGAGGCCAAGCCAAAGCTTGTGAGGAACTAACAGCAGACCCAATCCAAGAGTGGTCATCAACAATTTGTGTTGCTGTAACCAAAGCTTGTTCTTGAATCTCGTCTGTAGCGTTAAACCAGTTAGCACTATCAATACGAGTCTCAAGGTAGTCATCAGCATCTGCAATTTCTACATAGCTGTTCGTATTAAGAACTAGAGCCATTAGTTCCTCCTATCTGATTAAGCGTGGAATATTGGTAAGATACCTAAGTTCAAGCTATCCATTTTACGTGTGTATGATGCACCAGCACCTAGTACGCTGTTAGAAGCAAACGCATTAGTTGCGCCAGCCCAGTCGTAACCCATTGGGTGGTTGATGTAACCCCAACGATACCATACGTTTGTTGAACCACCACCTAAGTAAGAAGCCGCCGCACGGTCTACTTCTACTGGAGTTGGCATGTTGATTGCTGTTGCCGCAACTGAACCCGGCTTGATGATGTATGAACACTTAGTTGATTGTGCATTCAAGTCGCCTGAAGCCGCACCTGAAATCATTTGGTTTGCACGAGTCATAACTAGACGGAATTTTCCACCAAATACTGTTGAGAACTCAAGGTTTCCATCAGTTACACGGTCTTCGTCTACTAGGTTAGCCGCACGCATTTCAGCCATTACTTCTGGTGAAGTTACCATGTACATGAAATCTGGTTCGTAGTCTTTGAACGCCGCTCCAACAGAACGGAATAAACGCTCACCACGAGCCGCACCCATTGCTGATGAATCAAATAATTTACGTGCATCTGAAGAACCAGTTGCCGCCGCCCCGTGTAGACCTAGTGCGTTTACGTCACAGAAGAATCCTGTATTAGCCGCATCTGCGTCTGTATCGAAATCGATGATTCCGCCGTTACCTGAACCGCCTAAGTCACCTAAAGTAACTTCTGAAAGTGTTACACCTTTAAGAACTGACAATAATGCGTCATGCTCGTCTTGTGCACGTACTTCAGCAAAGTCACGAGCGATTTTCGCTAGACCGTCTTGCTTTGATACTACTTCTTGCATGTTAACTTGCTCTGCACCGAATGTACGAACAGTTTTCACGAAGTTAGCAACGTCTGTTGCGATGTCTGTGTATGTACCATCTGTAGCTGATGACAATGAAGCAACGTTTACAGTTGATGATAGTGGTTTGTACCATCTGAACTGACCTACGAAAGACTCACCTGAAGCGTCAATTCTTTGGTCTGCGGCAACAATACCTGTGCCGTTTAATTTCTTAGCGCTTGTATAAGCTTCGTCTGAGTAAGCAGAGATTGCTAAAGCAATGTTCTGAAAATCTGTGTTTGTAATAGCCATTTTATTTTTCCTTATGTGCTAATTATAGCGTTTTTTGTTTTAGATATTAAAATTACCTAGTTTACCTTTTTGGGCAAGAGCTAGTATTTCTTGAGTTGACATTTCTGATATTGATTTAGAAACATCAGTCGAAGGCGCACCAGCTGGATTGCCTGTACCTGCACCTGTGTTAGATTTAACACGGAACAAGAATGAGTTATCTTCGGACTTAGAATAAGCTTCTACGTAGTCACGAATGTTTGAACCTGTTGAATGGACCCATTGTCCTTCTTCATTTTGAACCAATTGGTCAACAATCTCTCTGCGAGCCATGTCGCGAGATTTATCGTTGCGGAATTCCATGCCGGATAGGGCATCATTTAAGACACCGTCACGCTTGAGTTGAGTTGTCTCTTTTGCATAGACATCTAACTTAGCACGAGCCTCGGCAAGTTCCATTTCAAGAGCTTCTTGTAATTTACCTTCTTCTTTCATTCGAGCAATAGTGTCTTCTTTTTGTTTAGACTCCATCTCGACTTTAAGCTTTAAGGCTTCATCACGCTCACTAGCCATACGGTCCATATTAGCTTTCATCTTGGCTAATCGTTCTTCAACAATTGCTTCGACATCATCTTTAGGAGCTTCTGGTGTAGCTGGTTCTTCATTAATTACTTCTTCAACAACTGGTTCTTCCACTTGTGTTACATTTTCTTCGATTTGATTATCTTCGCTCATTTTATTTCCTTTCAAGCACAGCTTGGGTTGATATATTAATTATGTGTCACAGACACGTTTATTTATTTAGTCATATAGCTATTACAAATATCTATGGACCGATACCATACCAATCGTTTCCTTTTCGTATGGGTTCGAGTAATTCTTTCGGAGTAATTTTATTATCAGGGTCTATTAATCCGTCTTCTTTAGCTCTTCTTAAGTATTTATTATATGTCGCCCTTGACATACCTGACTTTCGCATCTCTGCAAGAGTCTGTTTAATCGTCCCTTGTTTTAACGAATCTGCATAGATTTGTCTTAAGGCCGATTTAGCGGGAACCGCTTCACCAAGGTTCGAGAAGAAAGCATCGTGGATTGTTCCAGTGTCTACTTTATTCTTCCTCCCCCAAAGGTGGAATTGTCTAACAATCGAAGCGTCATTGCTATGATTGCCATTAACACCAAGACCTATTGAAGCATCCTGTATACTGGATTGCGACATTAGTTTACCGTCTTTTGATGGTGATTCATAAATATTGAAGACTTTCTTTCCGGTAACAGGGTCTTTAAAGTCTATTCTTGTCTGTTCTTTTACTCGATATCTTTGCATCATTTTCTTACCGTCAAATGTCACCCACGGGATGTCAACTGACCCTGACTCTGCAACATAGTCTTTTGCAACGTCTTTCCAGAATTTGATAAATTTACCAGTAACAGGAACCTCTTGTTCGAGTTTAGCACTCATAATCTTAGATATCTTATCAAACAAACGAGTACCGATTAGGTCACCTGTTTCGTCTTTAAGTTTAGCTAAGAACATGTGCATGTCCTCGGAATTCTTTACACCGTCTCTGAACTCTGCACGAGCAGTTTCATATAACGAGTCAGTGATGGAAGTACCTTCTTTAGAAGATAATACCACTTTCTTTTTGATTTCTCGTAATTCATCGATTCGAGACCAATTCTTTCTATCCATTTCAAAGCTTATCTTAGCGTCTATAGCCTTCTTAAACTTGTCAACCTCTTTAGTAGATATAGCTATCTTGCCTTTCTTAGCAAGAACTTTAGCAAACTGATTAGCAACGTTAGCAGACTTAGTAGCATCCCCGGCACCGTAAAAGGCAACCATGTTTTGATTCTTTGCCGCTTTCATTAAGTCAGTCCAATCTAAATCCATATCGGCTAATTCAGGTATAGCTAAAAACTCAGCATCATCAACAGTGCGTTTCGCAATTTCATCATAGAGTCTTTGTTTCTTTGATGTTTGTAATACATTAGATAACTCGGCGGAGGCCCTGTCACCTGTAGATAAAGATATAATCTGCGCTCCACTAGAGGAAGCATCGTTTTCTATCATCATCTTTGTTTTGTATTGTGCTAGTCGTTGTCGTTGTGCGTTAGTCCATAGAGACTTATTAGTAACCATTTCACCATTCATATGCCTGTGTATACGAGTATACTCAAGAGCTAGTCTAGCTAACTTACCAACTTCCTTATCTTCAGTAACCGCTACAAGAGGGTTAGATAAGAATTCTTTGATACGCCTATCTGGTTGTGTTGGAGACATCATAGCCTCACCAATTTGAAGTAAGTTCTTTTCTTGGTCTTTAAAAGCTTTTATTCTACCTTGATTAGTTAATGTGTTTAAAGGATTACCTATAAGAGCGCCAATTTGAACTTGTAGTTCTTCTACCGCATCCGCATTGATAGCTATTTCTCTAGCAGTGTTTAAGAAGGGCCTAACAGCCTCTCCTTTAGTAGGTGTAAGCAAACCACGATGATAAACACGTCCACGAAAGTCTATTGAAGCATCAACAGAGAAAGACTGTCCTTTTTGTCTATAATACTTAGCTGTAGCCATAACGCCACGACCATCATTACCACGACCAATAAAGAGTTTCTTCATTTCGTTAAGTTCATCCCACTTCTTAGCTTCCCCTCTTTTATCTTTAAAGTAGACGAGCCGTTCTGTAAAGTCGAAAAATTCAGGGTCAACCTCATATTTAACTGAGTTAGCATGATTAAGCATTTTAGCCATGTCGCGGTCAATTTGTGTTGGGTCATAGTCTCTATAAACCTTCTCAGATACAACCGGCATCTTAGTCTTTCTACCACGAGCATCATAGAACTCTTTAGAGCCAGCTTTAGCATAAACTTTGTTCTTGTTATCGTGATAACCGAATCGTCTAGCTGTACGAGCCTTCTCTGAAGCAATCTGTAGCTGTCTCATTGGACCATTAACAATAGTGAGCTGTCTAGTAACATTAACACCACGCATAGCGGTATTACTAGAAGGCCTACCTGTCATTAGGTCAATAGGAGAGGACGTACCAATGTCTCTGATTGTAGTTGTTCTTATCATTCCTTGTTGTTCAAAGGACTTGATTATCTTACTACCATCTCTGTGGAAATCTTTAAGACTTTTAGAACGAAATAAATTTAAATCACCCAGTTCATCATCAAACAACTGTCCGATTTTAATAGCTAACATGTCATAGTCAGCACCATCCGCAGTAGCAATAGCTTCCATAGCTTTGGCAGTAGCATTAATAGATTTGTCTTTTAAGGCAACTTTAGCTTTAGCCCTACGTCTTGCGTATAAGAATTCTAAATCAAGTAGCTCTCGAGTATTACCTCTTAACTTCGCTAGTTGGCTTGTAAACCAAGAATCACTTGGAGGCTTCTTGGCAAATAAAGCTTGTAGCTTTCTCTTTTGCTTAACGCCCGGAATGTTATCAATAAGTTTGTTCTTAAGGTTAGTTATAGAAGGATAACGATTAATAATAGGTTGTGTATAAGCCGCTATAGGAGCCTTACCACTAAAGTAAGCTTTCTTAGCAAGCCTTGCACCCTCTCTGCCACGCCATAATTCAATGTATCTGTTGTCGGCAATCTGAGAATCAATTAATTCACCAATAGTATACTTTTTATTAAAGATGAATACGGCAGGGTCATTATCGAGTGCTTGGTTTAAACCACCAAATAACTTACCTCTATCGGCAGACCTATTAAACATAAGTGTACCTAAGTCTTGTACGGAGTTAAGTGTAAACTTTCTGAATACAGAAGTAGGTTTACCCCAAGCTTCACCAGAAGTATTGTATCTAGTAAATGTTTGTCGCATAACATCTGTAATAACAGAACGTTGATTGATTGATATGTCTTTGCCCAAGTCTTCAACGAAGTTTGTGATATAGTTCTTTTGAAAGTCTGTAAGACTGTCACTAGCGGTTACTCTTGCTAAACGCTCAGTAAGTATTTCAGGCTCTTGAATCTGCAGATGTCTACCGGCACCACTTGTATAATTAGCACCTTCTGCGTTCATTACAGCACCGTCACGGTTATTCTTAAAAGCTCTACGACTGCCTTGTTTCTGAGATAAAGAGTTACCCTTGAAATCTGTTAAGGCGAGTGCTTGAGCATTTTCTGCCGCATCGTTTTTAAAGTGAGCTTTTAAAGCCGCAGTATTAGATTTGGATTTCATTAATTCATCTGGAGTATTAAAGTCCAAACTTACAACACTATCATTTTTGGCTGTAGGTCTTTTAACTGTTTTATTACCTCGTCTCATTAAACCTTGTAAAGACAAAGCCTTGCCTAAAGGTGAAACAAATTCAGAAGCTTTAAGCCTACCTGATTGGAATAGTTTTGCTTGACGCTCACCGCCGAGTTGTTTAACTTGTACATCAGTGCCTTGTCGCCTTAACCAAGTCGTGTAATCTTTAATTTTACTAACCTTGCCATCAAGCTCTGCCGTTTTAATTTTCTTAAGGTTTCTAGATTTAATATTCTTTGATTTAATCGCTTCAAGCTCGTCTTTAGCTTTAATAACTGGCACCATTGTACTACGGCAGTTCCAGTGTAAAGGAGGTTGATAACGCCTGTCATTGATATCATATAGTTGCCCATTGTGGTAAGAACAAATCGCACTTGTACGACCATCTAATATAGCAGTAAACATATAACCTTTGATTACTTCTGCATTAGCTTCCATTACTTGATTCAACGCATTGGTTTGTGTTGTAGTAATAGATGTCCTTGTTAGTGTTTTAGCCTGATGTTCTGTTATTTTAGTTGTCTTCATAACATCTTTAATAATTTCATTTTGGGTTAAACCCTTGGCTAGTCCACCTTTAACTTTTTGTTGTATACGAACCAATTCACCAGCGGCAATATTGCTAGTGTTCTTCTTAAGAGTTCTAACACCCTTAATTTGTGGTCCTGTTATTTCTGCTAGAAGCGCCTTAGTCTTGGGCTTCTGTATTCGATAGAACTTTTTTAGTTCAGCATCGAGGTTGTTCTTGTGAAAGACCCTTTGTGAGTTGGAGAACTCTTTTAGGCTTTTATCATTATGACCTAATAGTTCTTTTCCGAAGCGAGTTACTTCAGGTTTCACATCAGCACGGATATCCCCTTTTAAAAGGTCTCTCAAATTCCGTTTGTGTTTCTTTATTATGACACGGTTCTGTTTCTGAACACCGTTTTCATATAGTCGGATGTCACCATTGTGGTCAACTATCCTATCAAAAATCTTTTCGTTAATCGACATAGTATCTTCTCCATTACTATAATTCGTGGATGTGTAGTCGGCCACCCCTAAGGGTGACCTAAGAATTTATTCTTCGTCTAGATTGATGTCTTCGTCACTAGGCGTATTTGTCAAAGGGTCTGTCTGTATAGCTTGAATAGCTTCTTCATCGTCATAATCAGCAGGAAGAAAGTCATTATACTTCGCAATGTTGATAAATGTATCACGAGAAATAATACCACTTTGGTACCATTCTGATACTAGACGCATAGAGCCTTCTCCACCTACAGTAGCGGCAAAGTCGGCAGACAGTTGGAATTCAATATCATTACCTGTATAGGCAGTGTCGTATTTCCAGTTAATCATAAAGGCTAGTATTTCTTGCATAGTGCCAGATATCTTAGCGTTCATTGTTCCTAATTGAGCAGTCTGAGAAGCATTACGAATCTCTAAAGCAACACCAGAAGCGGCTTGTTCGGGGGATAACATACGTATTCCCATTTTGGCCATTTCAGTAACAGTAGCTTCAATAGCTCTGTCCATGTCTGATAATGCGCCAGTAGGTGTTTCTAATACAGTAATGCTTTCATCTTTACGAACACGTAACCAAGTACCTAAACCTGCCCCTACTAGTTCTTCAAACTCTTCGTCAGTCATGTCAGATTGTACAACAGGGGTATAAGTAGCCGCACCCATTAAAAGGTGGTTTCTACGAGATACTTTATTATACAAAGCAACTTCACGGTCTATCAAAGGCATTAACACTGGTTCAACGGGTTCTAACTGTCCATTTAAAGGAAAGGCGGGTATTCTAGTCAAACGTTCACCAAACTTCATTGGATAAACTGTATCATATAATTGGAATCCACCATCAGCAGAGTCTTCGTACTCTTGTTGTATAACACCATTTAGTGATTCTACTTCATGTGAGCCGTGAGCCTTTTTGTAGTAGTCTAGTACTAAGTAACCTTGCTCATCTAAGTAATGGTCACAAACAGTATCAATATAGTTGGGGTGCCAAGGATTATCTTGAGTATACTCTTCTGTTATGTATCGGGTAGTCCAACGTGAGAGAGACTTAACACGAGTAACTGGATGTGTCTTTACCTGTACGTTAATAACGTTTTCAGCCTTAATCAAAACAGGATAAGGAGAAATCATCATTCTTTCTTCAGGTGTCATCATTTCTAATTCTATATCAGAAATAGTAGGTCTATCAATATAAACCCAAGCACGAGAAGTTTGTAATTCCTCCCAAATAGCGGCATCTAAAAAGTTAAATAAAGAAGCACCGTCCAGTGTAATATCTTTTGTAACCCAATCATACGCTTCATCAGGCAGTTCCTCTGGAAGAGTTAAGGAAGAAGGTTTTCGTAATAAAGCACTAATAAGAACACGAGCATACTGGGTTGTTAGGCCCGGCAGTTCGCCTTCTGATTTGTAAAAATCGTATTGTGCTTGTGACATACTGGGGCTAAAAGGCAACAATAAGTTTGAGTAATCGTGTTCAATATATTCATCATGGGCTTTAGCGTGAGCCTCACCTTGAAGTACCGCACGAGCCTTTTTCCATAGTGGTTTAAGTGACAAATAAGAAGCACTTGGAGTCTCAACACCACGTTTCTGCGTATTAGCCGCAGTCTTAATAAGAGCCATCATAGTTCTCCTTTGTTGTTATTGTTTAATTAATTATAACTAAAAACACCTAATCAAGAGGGGTGTCTTAAGGTATACTTAAAGATTAACCTTGTAGTAGTATTAGTATTAGTTAGGGGCGGCTGTGGGTCATTATTCCGCCCTATTTTCTACCATATAATTAAGTAAGAGAGAAAGGTTTTAACCCCCCTCTCTTTGATAGGACTGTCAGACACTTGAGAGCCTGTCCTTTATTATCATTATTCCGCCCTATTTATTATTTTCCAACAAGTTAACCTTGCCAACGTGCTTTGCCATCTCTGACATCAACATGTGTAAATGTTTTATAGCGTCCTAGGCCACCTTTGTGGAATACGTTTAAATAGTTATATACCTTACTTGCGGGAACACCCTTCACAACTATGTCCGCCGCCATCCCCTTTACATGGTAAGAGCCTTTAGCACCACCTACAGCGGCGTTATGTTTTGGGCTTCTGTAACCACTGTTGATTGTTATAGGGGCATCAAAGTGTGTTCTAATAGATTCTAGCAATTCTAATAGCCTTGGATCTATTCCGTTTTCAGGCATGGTTTGGCTTCCCTTACAAGAAAATTCAGATACTTTAAAGTTTTCAGAAAGATATCCTCTTTTTAGAGTAGGTTTAAATATATTAGATAATTTCATTTTACTAAATTTCATTGTTTCCACTTATCCACCATTTTCTCGCCAGACCGGCCTACGATGTAACCACCTACACCAATCTGTAATAAGCTCCATAGCTCCGAAGGTAAGTCGATAGAGTAAGTTGTACCTAAAAACATGTTTGTTACTGGGAAGAACAAATAGTTAAGAGCAACTATTGCGATGATAACCATCATCAACAAAGGCCTCCATGAGGCTGTTAGCCAGTTAGTTGACTTTGCCTCTTCTAAAACAATCTGTCCACGCAGTGCCTCTAGGCTGTCTGTGTGTTCTAATAGTGCAAGTTTAATTTCTTTCTCGACTTGTTTTGACTTATCCCCATCTGGAATAAGTCTTTTAACTAGGTCACCCATAATAGGCGCTAATGCTGTAATTAATGGTGTCATTTTATAATCCTTGACTAATGCTAAATTTATAGGCGTTAAGCCATTTAGCTTGTTCAGGAGTGTGGTAGCAGTATTGTTTAACTCTACCTACTTCTCCATTTATTTCTGTAACACCATATAATGTGTTATAATCACCCCGTTTGTATTCCAAACCGAAGTGTTCTTCTACTACGTCAGGATCTGCTGAAAAGTAATAATCTACAAAGCTTGTAGCTTTTTCAGGACAAGGTCTTCCGTATTCTGCGTAATTTTCTGCATAGAAATACACTTCACATCCTTCTGGTAAATAAGAAGGGTCTTCACCTTTATGCAGATAATATGCCCTTAAGTAGCTTTCTGCAGAAGTTAAAGAGAATTTTCTGGCAGTTAGTAATGCGTGATTACCTAACAGTCTTCTAGAAAAACCCCTAGGTAAACAACAGGTTACCATTTCTTCTTCTACTACTTCATGCCATACGGGTGAAGATATGGATATGTAGTTTCTTCTTTTAGCCCAAGGAAATACTGCTTGTAGCGTATCGTATATTTCTTGAGGCTGTTCTGAGTGAAAGTAAGTTTGCCTTACGTTTTCCCCACTTACACATTCTTCTGAAGGAGAGCCTATCATGTCCAGTCATCCTTTATAAGTGCAAATATTTCTGCTTCAATATCAGAATCCGGAGGTAAAGAAAGATATCCTCTCATTTCTTCTATTCCATCAGGTTTCTCATCGTTTACACTGCCTTGGAACGCGCAGAAGTCTACACCCAAATTACCGTCGGCTTCTTCGATAACTCTTAATACTTCAAAATTCTTAATCATATCTCGCTCCGTTCGCTATAATAGCTGTGTTGTTAGCTGTGTTAATAGTTTCGTTAGAGTAAGGCCAGTTACCGCCTGTACCACTATCTCCTCCGGTGCCGATTCCTAAGAAATCATTATACTTATCGTAAGTCCAGTTGCATCCTTTTTCAGTTATAATCCAACCGGCTTTTAAAGTGCCGCTATTCCAACTTATACCGCCCCTATAAAAAGCAAAGTAAGTAGAAGTAAAATAATAAGTACGTTCAAAACCAATGCAACCCAAATAATCGTCACTAATACCGTCACACTCTACTTCTGTTTCTGTAACAGTTAATTCTCTTTCTGCTTGAGCTAAACTCAAATAAGAAAATATAGGCTTAGAAGGTTGATTTGATAGGCTGTAGCTGTTATACTGGTCAGGATTAAAGTTTGATATATCTAACTCAGTACCCCCTTGACCATCACCTGTCTCTACACTACGGCAGTATCTTGCATTTAATCCAGAACTACTATAGCTAGACTTGGGGTTAGTGGGGTGTGACACAGCTTGTCCACCTGTTACAGCGAGAGGCTTTTTACGGCTATCAAAGGAAGCAGTACCATCGTCTCTATAAACTATCATGCCGTAAGCATCTGTAGCTGTCCCTGCCCTTGGGTCTGCAAACAAATATACTTCAGGAACAGTTGAAGAAGTTCCAGAACGAATTACTTCGATTGTCCAGTTACTACCACCGGTGTTAGCTACCCTAGTTACTGCATAGTAGTCTGGGGTAGGTGTTGAAAAGAAAGGAACAGGTGGAATACTTACGTTTGTAAAGTTATAAACCCAGTGTCTCATTCCTCCGAAAAGGTTTGTTGTGTAAGTCACCGAAGACGGTGAAGTTCTCTTTTGTAGAAAATGCAAGTTCCTAGTCTCACTAGAAACAAGCACCTCACTGTTATTGTTTGTGGCTAAAAATCCATAGCTCATAATTTTCTCATTTCATTAATACTAATATATACGCATCTTCTGAACCACCACTAACCGAAACTGTAGTTCCACTTACTGTGATTGTATGCGATATTGCCTTCCTTGTTAAGGGTGGGCTGTTAATTTGAACTTGTTGTACAAGAACATCTCGACCCGATAATGCATTATAGGAATTAGAGGCAGACCCCCCTCCGCTAACGGAGAAGAAGTCCACCTGATTCCATGTAACATCGTCTGAATCGTAAGTAATAGAACCATTACTGGCGTGTATCTCCAATCCAAAACTCATGACAAATTCCCTAATTTAACTCTGACTGTGCCACTGCTGTCATAAACAGTTATGCCATCGTCCTTAATTACAGTTCTTTGACCACTAGCCGCACTTGATAAGGTACCAATAGTCATACCTAAAGTTGATAACTCATCACTTACAAGTTTGGTTGCGGTGATTGTGCCGTTAACTAATAAGTCACCGTCCAAAAAGTCTGCTTGTTGAACCCAAGCGGTATTTGCTGAGTTTCTTAAGTAACCTACAGCGTCATCATTTGAGTTAACAATAATAAACCGGTCTCCCGGTGTAACTGCTAGACCTACTGCCGCTGAAAAGAAGTTGTTTATTGCAGTTTCAGAAAGACCAGTTACAGCCGCTGTTGTACCTGTTTCGTAACGCCACCAGCCCGCACCCCTGTCTCCGTCAACACCTATAGCACCGTCTGCACCAATAAATCCTGCAAAAGTTATACCTGTTCTAATAGGTAACGTTGGCAAATCACCTTCATAACTATAGTAAGCCACAAATTCATTACTACCTAGAGTGTAAGACTGTGTGTTAGTCGTCTCATCTATAGTATCGCCGTAAATGATAGCTACACGGCCTACTGTCTGTAATTGTATAGTTTGATTAGAAGACACAAGCCTATCAGACAACACCCCTGATTCAGAATAACCTCTAACAGAGAATTTATAAACGCCTGTTTGTAAACCCACTACATCAAATGTAGTATTACGGGTCGTGCCTAAGTTTTTATAAGTAACTCCGTTGTCTGCACTCACCTCTACAAGGTACTTTGTTACTGCTATATCATCAGAAGCAACCCAAGAAAGTTTTCCCGGAGAAGTGCCTAGTATTTCTGCGCTACCCGCTGTAAAAGTTAAAGCTGTCGGTGCCGCTAAAGTAAAGTCAAATGTAGGTGGAGTAGCATAAGCTATATCATCATCTATATTCCAAGCTAAAACTTCGTGGTCAAACTTATAGAGTTTAAGCTTACAAGAAAAGTCTGAATTAATTGATACTTCTTCTACTCTAAAGATTTCATTAGAAATATTTGCGACATCAGAGTCTATAGAGACAAAGTCTCCCGGCTCTAAGTTTAAGCCTTTCTTACTGACTGTAATCTCAACAACAAACATTGTACGGGCTTTTCTTACAGCTTGCTCCGCCATTGCTAAAGCATGATAGGGGTCTGTAACACCCGGAGGTGCCATTGTTGCTTGGAAGGGTTGATTATTATCTTCAGTTAAATATTGATTATGAACTGTAGAGTAAGTCTCAGGCCAAGTTACTGTATCGTCTTTAAAGTCTTCATGTTCATTAGAAAAAGTAACTGTTGCTTGATTTAGCCTTTCGTTAGCAGAAGCCCAAGAGATACTTATATCGTCTCTTATTATATCGTCATCTGTAAAGAAGTGGCTAGAATCTACTAATGCTACAAGCTCACTGCCCGTGGTTGGGTGTTCTAGTAATAGTTTATATTTACCTTCAGAAGTCCAAGTTAATTCTGCTAAACCCATGCAGTCCAATATTTTCTCAATATTATCTCTAACTGTAGAATTAGTATCTAATACAAGGTTACACTCATATAAAGGAATAGGTCTAGTTGCAGTTAATGTTGTTTCTACCCATGTTGTTTTATTCCAATACCAGTATTTACCACTATCAGTAGTATACCATAGTTCATTTTCAAACGTAACTTCAGGTAAGTTAGTGGGTCTTGACCCGTTGTCTGCAACTGTTGTTACTGATTTTTGACCGTTTACTTTACCCGCTACCAGCCTGTCTGTGGCAACAATAATGTCACAAACATTAGCTGAATCATAAAATGATTTCAAGTCTACGTTATCTGCAGGAATACCTCTTCCGTCCACTGTATCTAATAAGTAATCTAATAGACAAAGCGCAGGGTTATTTGAATAAGTCTTAGTTGAACTTAAAGAATAAACACCACCTGATTCTTCTACCCAGTGAACTTTTTGACCCTTAATAAGGAATTCTATTGTAGGAACTCCACTATAGTTTTGGTCATCCCTGTTTAATCGATAAGTAGCAGACGCAAAGGAGGTGCCTGTAAAGGTATTTGTGCTAGGTATTCCGTTTGCTGTAGCAATAGGGTCTGCAGTCCCACCATTAGAGAAAGTTCTTATTATATGTTGAAACTTGGGGTCAGGTGCATTGTAGTGGCTTCCGTTAACCTTAACCCATTGAACACCTTCAATGCCCTCTGTAGAAAGCGCGTACTGTACATGTAAAAACTCATTCTTATTTCCATTAGCAGTTAGTGTGCTAAAGTTTTCTGAAAATGTTTTATCAGAGGTGTCTGTAGCTGAGTAGTACCCGTTTGTTACCTTATGCTTAGTAGCGATACCGCCCAAAACGTTCTTACCGTAGCAAATAGGCAAAGAAGTTGCTTCACCGCTAGTAGTAATAGCAAAGCCTTTTCTTTTGTCTGCTTCTGCCGCCGCCGCCGCCTTCATCTTCTTTTGTTTATTTATCTGGTAAGCCGTGGAGGCCACTGTTATAATAATTTGTACAATTACGCCTATGCCCATTAGACTTTACCCCACTTAACTGTTATTTGTTTATCATCAAATATCTCATCGAAAGAGGTATCTGAAGCACTTCTTTGGTCCATCCCTGCTTTAGAAGTCATAAAAGATCTAACCATGTCTAAATCAGACATAGGTGAAGTCCCTTCTATAACCGCAAGCCTTTCCTCAAAGTTATTTGTAATGCTAGGTCTGTCTACAAAACCACTATAAACATCTATAATGTCTCCTGCACTCAACATGAGATCCCCGTTAATATCCATTAAGGCTACTTTAACGTCGATTGGTTTACCTATAACATTGTATCTAAACTCTGCTGACATGTTTCCTACTAAGTCAGCTATTATCACCTTGTATGCTTCTCTATCTACTACAGAGGAAAACTTTGGTGAATCAAACTCAAATAAACCACCGTCAGCGATATAGGTGTTACCACCATAAACAACGTCTGAGTTGTGAGATGTGTATCGGTATGTGGTATTGAATTGTAACTCTATAAGAAAGACAAAACGTATTAAGTCGCTGTTAAGTACTGTTTGTACATTAGTTGAAAAGCTTCTCATTATAAAGCCTCTACCAAGTCTATTGTACCATTACTGGCCAGCACTCCGTCCGAGAAAGTAATTCCCGCCGCATTGTCTATGCTTCTGTAATAAGTAAAGTTAGCGTTAGAAGCTAACATAAAGCTGTTGCTTGTTGAAACAGAGCTAGTTAGTGTTGGATGAAAGTTAACTGTAGTTGGTCCGTTGGTAAAAACAGCATCTGCTGTAGTCATATAAAGTTTGTCATGGTTAGAAAACTTAAAGAAAGAACCTTTAGGTAAAGTGCCTGTAACACCAACCCCATTAGCAATAACAGAACTGTTACCTATACTACCCGGAGTGCCAACAACAACAGAATCAGAAGTAACAGAGTAATTGCTGTCTACAACAGGAAGTTGTGGAAAAACCATAGTAGCTGTTGAATTTAAATCAACAACAGAGCCAACAAGCATGTCTTGCATGGTGTCTGGTGTACCTACTGTGCTAAAGGATATTTCCCATCGATGAGCATTTTGTGAGGCCCTTTGCTTCCTTAAGGAAACAGTATCAACATCAAATATAGGTTCGTTTGAGGTGATAGTAAAAGGCGCTAGTATCTGCGCACCTTTATAATAATAAACTGACATAATTAGCTCCTAATAGGTCTAGCTAGAACTTTTAATTTTCGTTCTAAGAATAAAGTTTGACTCACATTGCGAGTCCCGGTGTTATCTTCATTTGTTGAGACCCAGAAAATACCATCATTAATCATAGCACTATCCCCAAAAGCGATATCTCCAAGCAGGGGTCTCTTACTGCTAATCACTTCATAACCGCATTCAACGGCGTAATCTTCAAGTGTTAACCCTGCCTTTGCAAGGTTAACCATAAATTCTCTTGTGGACTTCCAACGGAAGTTAATCAAGTCTCTAGCCCTTGAGTCTTTTCTTAGCTCTTCATCATAAGCGATGAGAAGGGCGAAACAATCGTTTGTTCCTCGTGTGTATTCACTAGTACGCTCAGTAATCTTATCTATTTTTACTCTTGCACGTTCTAGGGCTTTTGTAAGTTCTTCTTGTTCATAGTACACAACATAGTCCTCCAAAGTGGCACGAGGACAGCCTCTGGCAACGTCTGGATAATAGTCCCCATCAAACGATACCAGAGGCTCTCTGTGCGTGTTACATGTCTTCTTCTATAAATAGTCTTACTAGGTCAGCTACGATATCGCTTCTAACAATATCATCAACACTAAATTCAATTACAGGTATATCTAAACCCGCCCCGTTAACTTTGCGACAAAAAGTCACAAGGTCTCGACCATCTTTAACATCGGACTGAGCAGGGTCACCCATAAGCACTAACTTAGAGTTTTCACCTAAACGGGTTGTAATCGCCTTTAGCTCATCCATACATAAATTCTGTGCTTCATCTACAAGCACAAGAGCGTTTTCATAGGAACGCCCTCTTATTGTTTCGATAGGTTGTATCTCTATCTCACCTTTAGCAAGCATGTATTCATACTTACCTTGCCCAAAAGATTTACTCAAAACTTCTAGCATTGGCATTAGCCAAGGTGTCATCTTCTCTTCTACAGTTCCCGGAAAGTGTCCGAGTGATTTGCCTGTGGGTACATTTGCCCTTGTTAGAACAATTTTTTTATACTTACCCCACATAAACAGTTGCCCTACTGTTCCTGCGCTACAGTACGTTTTCCCGGTACCTGCACAGCCTATAGTGACCGTTATTGGAGAGTGTTTTATAGCATTAATCAAGTCATCTTGTTTTTCATTCTTTGGTAATACGTGAAAATTAGTATTAAATTTCTTATACTTACCCGGATTTTTCCGTTCATCTTCTTCTTTCATGTATTTAGGCATACGTGAGTCTTTTTTAGGTTGAAAACGAGAATTCTTTTTTGGCATTAATAGTCCTTATTTTTTGAGTAAAAATAACAAGGCTAATCAAAGCCCTGTTGTTATAGTGCAGTTTACTCTGCGGTGTATCCGTTCCCTGCTGTGATAGCCGCATTAGTTGCTGTCATACTTTCTGATGTCCAGTAATCTTTAGCAACCATTAATTCTAGGTGCTGAGTATTACGATCCACACAGTCTTGTCGATCTGCCACATCATCATCTGCCATAGCATTACCTGCTATCACGTCATTGATAAGTGCAACTGAGTCACCCATTGCTGAGTAGTTCTGTGCGATTTGTTCTGCTGTTAAGTCATCCATGGGTTATGCTCCTTCTAAAGCTGTAATACGAGCCTCTAGCTCTTGGATTGTTTTTACTAATAGTGGTACAAGTTTAGACTGATCTATGCCTTGCATTACTGGGATGGTATTACCATCATCGTCTAGCTTGTTATCGCCAACAGAAACACCATCTGGTAACTCGTCGTCTTCTTTCCAAACTTCAACTTCGTTGTGTGTTCCATGTACTGCTTCTGGTACAACTGCTTGTGCTTCGTGAGCCAAGAAACCATCGACTGTAGTGTCAGCATCAGCTATAAAGTTAAACCTTGCTGGTTTGAGTTGCTTTAATCGAGTTGTTGCATCCCATGTGTAACTTACGTTTTCTTTTAGGCGGTGATCTGATGATGTGTTGAAAGAAGTGCTAGAACCATTTGTTGTAATGCCCCCTACGTTAATTTCAGGATCGCCAACTAAAAAATAATGGAAGTAACGAGTGCCTGAAGTTGCCTGATTTATTGCAGTAAAGCCTTGGTGTCCTGCACTTAGTGTTGAACTAACTACACCAGCGTGACCAGTATAACGCTGTGTTCCTTGATTGAAGAAAGCTTTACCAGCACTATCAACGAATAATCTAGGATTACCATCCCCATCAGACAGCACGATGCGGTTGCTTGAGGTGCGGATGTCCAAGCCGCTTTGGTTGCCGTTGTAGCGTCCAAGGATGGTGTTCTTGGAGCCTGATGTTACAAGATCACCAGAATTGACACCCAAGAAGGTGTTGAGTCCGCTAGTGGTATTTTGGCCTGCAGCTTGCCCAATAAAGACATTTGCATTACCAGTAGTATTAGCATACCCAGCCCGATACCCAACGGCAGTGTTGTTGCTAGCGGTGGTGTTGGCTTGTAGTGCATCAAACCCAACTGCCACATTGTTATTACCTGTTGTAGTGCTACCTAAAGTTGACCTTCCCATAGAACTATTTTTGGAGCCTGTTGTAAGGCTATTTAAACTATAGCTTCCTATACCTGTATTGTATTGTCCACTTGTGATATTTCTTCCAGCTATATAACCAAGTAAATTATTTTCTGAACCTGTCATAGTTGCACTACCACCAGCACCACTACCCACTAAAGTATTAAGTGTGCCTGTTGTTACACTTAGACCTGCTTGATACCCAACAGCAGTGTTGTTGGATGCGGTGGTGTTGGAGAACAAAGAGCTATGCCCTAAAGCTAGATTATTACTTCCTGTAGTATTATTAAAAAGAGCATTACGTCCTAATACTGAGTTATCATTGCCAGTAGTAGTGTTGTATAAAGCATTCATACCAACTACAGTATTGTTTGTACCTGTAGTATTGCTATACCCTGCACCTTTACCTACTAAAACAACTTCACCAGTAGTATTACTATACCCAGCCTGATAGCCAACCGCAGTGTTGTAGCTTGCGGTGGTGTTGAGGCGTAGTGCTTCTCTACCTATAGCTACGTTAAAGCTACCGCTAGTATTATCACCCAATGAATTTACACCCAGTGCTATATTAGATGCACCTGTGGTATTGTCGTAAAAAGAACCTTTACCCAACGTAACATTATTATCGCCTGTAGTAGTGCTGTATGCTGATAAGTACCCAACAGCAGTGTTGTAGCTTGCGGTGGTGTTTGAGTAGAGGGCTTCACGTCCAATAGCAGTATTACTTGCGCCAGTTGTATTACTAAAAAGCGCACGATATGAACCCATAGCCGTGTTACTACTGCCAGTAGATTGATAACCTACTTCATACCCAACAAAAGCGTTATCACTGTTACCTGCGTAGCCAGCTTTGTATCCAATAGCTGTCATATATCCGTTAGTCGTGTGACTAAACCCAGCCTGAAAGCCTACAGCTGTGCTTCCAATGCCAGTGGTGTTTGCACTAAGTGACTGCATACCAACAGCCGTGTTTCCCCCACCAGTAGTGTTGGCATCTAATGAAAGGCCACCAACAGCGGTGTTGTTAGATGCTGTTGTGTTAGAAATTAGCGCAGAGTGGCCTATTGCAACATTGTACTCACCAGTGGTTGTACCTCCTGCCGCAGATGATCCAAGCCCCACGTTGAACTGACCAGAAGTAAGAGACTCCATTGCGGCAGAACCAACGGCTGAATTGTTTGAGCCTGTTGTCAGTGCAGTTAATGCATCTCTACCAATAGCAACGTTTTGACTACCCGTAGTAACACTATCTAACGCCGCATTACCCAAAGCTACGTTATTAGAACCCGTAGGATAGTTTCCGTCTAGCTTGATTGTGCCGCCGTCTACTGAAAGATTACCTGCAACTGTAAGGCCGTCTGTTACGGCTGTGCCAGTTACGTCTATGCCTGTTGATGTTGTGGCTAGTTTAAGTGCGTTGTCGTAGTAAAGCTGTGCCGCACCCCCATCTTGAAACAAAGCCATCTTATGATTGTTTAGATCAGTAATCCTTACATTATATGACCCCCGAAGATATAAATCACCAGCCCCTTGATCACTAACGAAGCTATCAGACCCATCATGGTATAGCTGTAAATCATCTGAATCACCTAGACGTATCTTTACGTTATCACCTGCGTCTATGTTACCAGTGAATGTGGGACTAGCCGTAGGTGCTGCACCAACGACTTCCGCAACTGAAATCTGACCATCTGCTAGTTCAGCATTATCAGATATTAAATTGGCTAATGTACGTGCCTTACTCATGTTGGCTAATCCCTCTTATGTTATATTTCTTGTGCATCCATAGCTGTCTGGTATGCAGTCTTAACTGCGTCTGACCAAACTGCATTGCATATTGCCTGTACTTCGGTGCTTTCACCTGAGATGTCAGTGTCTGCCCATGTATCATCTGATTTAGTTGAGCAAGATAAGACGTGACGATGGAAACCTGATGATAGTTCTACACCATCTTCCATAACCGAGGTTTTGGTTCTCACTTGCACTGCTTTGTGATCTCCAACGACTTCAATCTTATCTTCTGTTATTACTTTTGTTAGTGCCATGTTGGCCTCCTTTGTTTATCGTGGCGTTATTGCCACCTGTCCGACCCAATCTCTGAGAGGGTTATGCTGTTGTATAGGATGTGGTACATCTCAAGTATCCGCCATTTGCCATTGCGTTTACAGAGTGCGCACTATTAGTAGTATTCTGCAATACGAATAATTGGTTTCCTCCTGACCTTTGCTGTACAATTTCTGTTCCAGAAGCCGAGGCCATACTTAACCATAAACCAACAGACCCACCTGTTTCGGCACATGCATCAGTGACAGTAAAGGGTAAGCCAGCTATCCTTAAATTCCCAGAGCCAGCACTAGAAATATTGCTTATTCGAAGTTTTATCCAAATAGTTACTAGGTTGCCTACTTTTACATATGTTCCTCCTTGGGTAGTGTAAGTTAAACTGGGAGCTGTACCAGATGATGTAAAGGTAGGAGTGAACGAGCCAGATTCATAATCGTCCAACTTATTAGCCGACCCAGTGCCACCGAGGTATACACCGCCTGATAGGTAGAGGTCTTTGAAGCGGTTTGATGCACCGCCCCAATCAATAGCACCGTCTCTTGCGGCACCAGAGGCATTACGGGGATAAATAGCATCATTTGAATCCTTGAATAACAAGGTTGTATCACCTGTCCCTACGTATATATCAGTGTTCATTGTCCCAATACTACCTACGGTTGTGCCGTCTTTGCGGAACTCTTGAAGCGTTCCATCCACTCCTGTTTCGTTTAGTATTAGTAAGGGCTGTGTTGAGCCTGTAGATTGTCTTGCAATAGTTGTAGAGCCATTAGGTATTGCATAAATACCACCACCTGAAGTTGCTGAATATAGCGTTGTATTAGTAGTACCCACCAACAAGTTGCCTGACGAGTCGATGCGCATACGTTCTGCAAGTCCACCAGCTTCAGGCTTTGTAAATATTACTAAATTAGAACCTGCGTCATCACCAGCATTATTATCACTTGTAACTGTTTCTGCTCTTATCTGTGCAACCATTTTAGAGTTTGCATTTTCTGGAGAGCTATTATTGGAATTAGCATTATTAACAAATGTTATAGCCCCAGCGTTATATCCGTTATTATTAGCTACAGCTCCAAGTTCAAGGTAGCCAGAGTTTGCAGAGCCATCGGGATCATAAACCGTTAGAGTTTTAGCGTTACCATCATAGCCACTCATAAGCCTTCCAGTAGAACCAATACCAACGTTGCCTGATGAGTCTATGCGCATGGCTTCTGAAAAAGTAATATTGGTATCCGCAGTACCAGAGGCAGCATATTGCCATATGTGATTACCATTAGTATCTTGCACGTAAGATGTAGCTTCGTCTGTGCTTATGTACTGGAAGTTAGACCCATTAAACTTTACATTAGACGAAAGGTAAACGTAGTTAGCTGTTGCCCCTGCCCAAACAGCACCAGAACGTCCTATCTGGAGGGCGTCAGTAGTGCTTCCCCAATAAGTTTCTGGAACCACCCCAATACCAACGTTGCCTGATGCATCGATGCGCATACGTTCTGTGTTGTTTAAAGTTCCAATTACACCATTAACACTTGTATTTCCTGTTAAAAACCTTACAACACCATTTCCTGATGTAGTTGCTAAAGTAAGGTCATTACCTGCACCATCCGATGATGTCTGCTGAATAACAGGGAAGAACCCTTGAGAAGATGCTTCGGACTTGCCCAATATAATTTTATTATTTGCATCAACCGTTGCATCACCAATCTGCAAATGCCCAAGTGGAGAACTCGTCCCAATACCAAGCGATTCAGCGGAACTGTCCCAGAAGAACTTAGCAGTTGTGCCTGTGTCCTCGTAGAAGCTGATGTCGCCGTTAAATCCTACTTTAAAACGGTCTGATAAAGAACCACTGCCTCCACGAATATAAACATCTGTTCTTCCAGCAGACCCGTCTGACTTTGCCATTATTTCAGCATTTGTTGCGGCAGAACTATCATCATTATTTTCAAAAACAAGTTTACCAATTACTGTATTACTATCTGTGCTTGTACTTGAGTTACTTAATGTTGCTATTGCACCAGATGAGGTTTCCACAGTCAGCCCATCAGCCGTCACTGTGCCAGTAATATCAAGATTACCTGTATGCGTTGGCTGAACATAACGTGCATCTGATGCAGTTCTTGTATAGTGATCTGCTAATACAAACGTACCATAAGCTACAATATCAACTACATCATTTACTGATGCACCTGATGCTAGTGTAATGCTTGTACCATTTGTAGCTGTGAAGTCTGTACCAGCTAATAGCTTAACACCGTTAAGGTACACATCAATGTAGCCAGTATCATATGCCGCAGCGAATACAGTTTGACCTGCTGTAGCTGTGTATGTGTTACGTTCTGATGTACCATTGACTGATGAACCAGCGGCTTGCCAACCAGAACCACCATAGACATACATGATGTTAGATGTACTGTTAAAATATAATGCACCTGTAATAAGTGCATCACCATCATTGTCTACTGTAGGAGCAGATGATTTAGCACCTAAGTATCTATCATCAAATTGATCATAAGATGATGCGGCATTAGTAGCACTTGTAGCCGCATTAGTCTCTGAGGTTGCTGCATTAGTTGCTGAAGTAGCCGCATTGGTTTCACTTGTAGCTGCATTCGTAGCTGATGTAGCGGCGACAGTAGCTGAACCTAATATGCCATCTACATAAGTTTTATTAGTGACATCAGTACCAGCAGTAGGTGTACCAAGACCAGTGATCTTATTGTTACCCATTGCCAATGCACCAGACATTGTATCGCCTGTCTTAGCTACACGAGTATCTCTTTGTGCATCTGTATATGCTTTAGTTGCTACGTCTTGCGCTGATGTAGGATCACCTGCACCTGTAATCTTATTGGTACTCATTGCGATAGCACCTGTCATTGTACCACCAGCTTTTGGTAGTTTAGTCGCAATGGAGTTTGTTACTGTAGTGCTGAATGCATCGTCGTCATTAAGAGCATCAGCTAGTTCACCCAGGGTGTTAAGCCCAGCTCCAGCATCGCCTACAAGTGTGGAGATTTCATCATCTACATACTTTTTAGTGGCGGCATCAAGATCATTAGTTGGAGCAGTAAGATTTTGGATAGTAGCTGATGTACCAGCATTCATGTTTAACGTACCATCAATAGTAACGTTAGTGAATGTAGATGTACCAGAACCTGCGGTTACATTACCTGTTAGATTACCAGTGACATTACCTGTTACCGCACCAGTATGAACACCAGCAGTATTACCAGTTACGTTACCAGTAATGTTACCTGTGATACCACCTGATGAAGTCAGTGTAGTAAATGCACCAGTGGATGCTGAGGATGCACCTATTGTAGAACCGTCTATAGAGCCACCATTAATGTCAGCAGTAGCTAGGGTAGCCTGACCTGATGTAGATAGCGTTGTGAAGCTACCTGCGGCTATTACAGAAGCACCTATGATAGTACCATCTATGTTACCACCGTTAATGTCTACAGTAGCTAGTGTTGATGTACCTGATGCACCTAGTGTAGTGAATGAGCCTGTGCTTGGTACTGACGCACCTAGTGCTGCACCATCTATCGTACCGCCATTAATATCGGCTGTAGCGGCTACTAAGGAAGTGTTAGCATTAAGTGTGGTAAAAGTACCTGCCGCTGGAGTAGCTGAACCTATAACCGCATTATCAATAGCACCAGAGTTTAGGTCTACTGAAGTAATAGTTGTAGTGCCTGTAAGTGTTGATGTACCTGTAACAGCTAAGTTATTGTTTAGTGTAGCACTTGTAAATGTAGCAGTTGTAGGTGAAGAAGCACCAATGATAGTTCCATCAATATTACCTGCATTAATATCTACAGTAGCTAAAGTGGCAGTACCTTGTAAGTATAAGTCTTTAAACTTAGCTGAACTTGAACCTAAGTCAATATCATTAGTTGTAACTGGGAGTATAACACCATCCTGGAAACGTACTTGTTCTACAGCGGCTGAAGATACTTCTACGAATACACCAACAGTATTATTGTTAGTGTTTATAACTACTTTGTTTAGTGCATCAACATCACCTATAAGCGGAATGTATCCACCTTCTCCTGTTGAGCCATCATGCTTGTGTCCACTTGATACAGCAAATGCATCACGGAGTTTGTTATACTCAGCGTTAATAGGTGCTGCACGAAGTGTAGCTGTTGGTACTATGTCTGCTATAGACTGTCTTACGTAACCTGCCAAAGTATCATCTCCTGTCGGCTGTCTCATACGTCAAGGCTATTGCCTGTATAGTATGACTTGCATTTGTATTGTTTGTAACATAATTTACTGAAACAGAATTGCCTGATCCTGATATGTTTGTAAGAGTTTTAGGTGATGGATTACCATCGTATATACCACCTGCTCCATATATAGCTGTACCATAAACTGAAGCCGCACCCTCCGTACTAAACTCATAGTTTGTTGGGTTTACTGTATTTGTATCATCATAGTCGTAAGATACACCAACAAATACTTCTGTATTACCTTCGGACTTAAGATATGTATTTACTTTATGTACTATCTTACGTACCTCTGGGTCTTGCATATAAAAGTAAGGTGTTTGGTATAAACTAAATATATCTCCACCTTCAAAACTATTGCCTCTTTCTTGACGATGTACCTTACCAGAACCATCCCCATGTATTACATGTTCAAACTGTCCTATGTATCCACTATCAACACAATTAGCTTCTATACCAATTAACTGACTATACTCAAAGATACTCTGTTTGTTTTGACTCTTACGTATACCACCTATCAAAGATAGAGATGAGTCATTCTTAAAGAAGAATCTAAACTGTGACTTCTTCCTGAGTACAACAATAGCAATATCTATAATCTGTTCTGATAAATAATAGTTATCGAAGATAGACTGTATTTCTTTAGACACAGTAGCTAGTTCAACATCACCAATTTTATCAGTACCAGAAATAGGACGTATACCGTCTGGTCCTAAGAAGAGTAAATCACCACCAAATTCTACCACAGAATCAGGAGCAAGGCAACCCATATTTGATGTAACATTCTCTAACACAAAGTTAGCCGCATTATTACCTGTTAATCTTTTAATATTATTAGCACCAAAGATATATAATTGGTTACGGAATTTTTTAACTGCTGTTATAGTATAACCTACATTAATAACACCAGCACCATTAGCAGGACTAAAATCAGAATAGTTTAGTGGAGCACTAAAGTAGAGATTATAAGGTTCAGAAGAATCACCACACAAGAATATATGAGATGCAAACTCTTCAGAGTACTTAGGATTATTCGGAGCTTGTGCATGAGTTATCTGTGCGTAAGCAGTACCATTATATGTAGATGCAGGGTTTACACCATCCGTTAGAAGTAGTACTTCGCCTGACCAGTTAAAGCTAGTAAACCTTATTCTACTAACATTAGTCATATCAGGATTACCAGCTTCGGGTATAGCTACCCAAGAGGAGTTAGAGTTTTGCCATTTATATAGGTAGTCATGGCCTGATGTAGGTTTTCTACATGCAAATATACCATCATCTAAGTTGCCATTTACTGCTACACCTAGTACAGCACCTGTACCTGGAACAGTACCATACTCATTAGCATATCCACTAATACGACGATACCCACCAGCTAGGGCAGGTTCATAGTTTATCATACGTATAGCACTACCCGATAAGTTTGAAGCTTGGGTTAAAGGATCAACATTAGTGATCAACCCTCCAGCACAAACTGATAGGTATGTACTTAATTTATCTACCATTTAGCCAAAACTCTTATTTATAACATTAGAACCTTTTGATATTACAGTAGATAAAAGAGAATCTTTACTATCTACAACAAGTCTTCTCATAGACTTAATACCTACTTTAAACTTGTCCTTGTGTAGCTGTGCTGATTGTTCATTAGATCTGAAGTGCATAAGGTACATCATAGCACCATCAATAATAACATGTTTAAATCTATCAGGTATTATACATACATCAGTACTAGTAACTAAATCATTTGGGAACTTCCAGTATTTATACTCAATAACATAAGCTACGTCAGGCACTGGAGTAACACCAAACTTTTCTTCTTGTGTCTTATAAATATTTAAAGGTTTAGTATAGCCAGCTGTACCAGAAGTATCATCATCAGCTCTACGTGTTGATAAATACTGTTCATACGATAATGGTTTTAAAACGCCTGGATCTGTTGTATTAGTGTTGTTTAAATAAAAAGATTCCCAATCAGCTTTTGAATAGTCTGACGGGAAATCGTAAGTCTTCGTACCTACTGCTAGTGTTTGTTCATAGGTTACTAACGTGAAGGGCCACTCTTGAGCCTCTTGTAATATTTCACGTATAGAAGAATTAATAGAATCTTTTGCTAGTGACTGTACGTTCTTAGTTGTAGTAAAATCAACTTCACTAATCTCAACCTCGTTAAGACGACGAAGTAATTCATTTACTAGATTTATATAAGTCGCCATATTTAATTCCTACGAGATTTTAAATGTATATAAAGGGGCTAACACAAGCCAGCCCCTTTAAGTTATTTATTAAGCTAAGTTATATTTAGCTGTGATCAACGCTTCTGGACGTAAGATCTTGCGTCCGTATAGATGCATACCACGGCAGATGTCAGCGAATGAATCTGGGTCACGATATGTTTCTGTTTTGTTGATTTGTTCTGCAGTTGCTACAGCTGAGTCATGTCCAGCTACGATAGCACCGTAGTTAGCATTTTGGTTAGCTGTACCTGTTGTACCTGCACCAGTACCTACTGAAGGTAAGTTACTTGAAGTATATACACGGAAACCGTGGAAGTTATTCAAGACTAAACCATTACGTAGTCCACCTGATTCACCGAAGTCTGCGTTAAATAGGCGAGAATCTTCATCACGAAGAACTTCCATAAACACAGGATCAATTACAAGCCATCTACCTGCAGTATCTACTTGGTTCTGATCTAACAAACGACCCATACGTGCTATCAACATTGCTGGTGATACGTATGCTGTTGGTAGAGCAGTTGCTCCTGGTAAACGTGCTGCAACTGGAATTGCGTGATCTCCAGCTGAAGTTGTAGTAATGTTTCCGAAGTCACCTTTCTTCAGCTTGTTAGCTGCAAGTAATTCGTCTGTACCAGCAGCTGTATTAGCTTTAGTACCATTCACTACGTTGTTTACTGTACCTGCGTTAGCATGTAATGCAGCTTGCTTGTAACCAGTTAAGTAGCCCAATACTTCTTGGTCATGCTGGTCAGCCAAGCGGAAAGCCGCACGGTTTGTAGCAAGATCCATGAAGTTTACATGGGAGTGTGCTTCTTCGATGTCGTCGATTTTAAATGCAAAATAGTTTGCTTTATCTACAACTAGAGAGAAGTCTGCGTCTGCTAAATCTTGAGCAGCAATGGTTGTACCACGAGCATAAGCTGATACGCTTACCTCAGGTTCTTTGATAATTTTAACTGTATCACCTTGTGATGAAATTTCACCAAAGTAATCAGAGTTAGTGATGTCGCCACATACTGTGGACTTGCGGAATGCAAGTTGTACTTTTTTAGAATAAATTACGGAACTAAAGTTACCATTCGGTAAGTTTGTATATCCGCTTGCGACTGCAAATGCCATTATAATTCTCCTTGAATGTTTGGCTTATGATAGAGAGGTAAGTACGAGTTAAAGGTACATACCTCAACTCAGAGAAACTAAACGTAAAGCAAAGAGGCTGATGGTTTTCTAGGGTGCGTTATAATAACAGTCGGCCAACCATTATTTAAACGGGCCTGTACTTAATCAGGTAGTTCTTATTTGTAGTTTAAGTTTTATTGGTTGTAGGCAAGAGAGGTAGTCCACAAGGGAGGCTCTTGTTCCTGCCGATAGTTATACTTCAGATAAACGTAATGTCAACACTTATCGTGCTTTTCCTGAAATATCATAGACAAATTTACCATTACGCATTGCGAGGTTAATGTTGTCTTGGTTTTCTTCAAATTCTTTACTAGACATTCTTGCTACATCAGACTCACGGATTTGTCCATTAGCCTCATCAGCGTCTACTTTAGTCTTCGAAGTTCTACTAACCATAGAAGCAGCAGCCTTTTTACCAGCTTTCTTATCTTCTTTAGTTAATCCTTTGTCGACCTTATAAAGGTCAATAACTCTAACTACAGAACGAGGATCGTCTGCATTTTCATAAACAGCATCTTGAACCCATTTAGGTTGTTCTTCTGCCCAGTCATGAAAACTATCTGATTCACGTATTGTAATAAAATCCGAATGAGATTGTAAGATAGTAGCTTCTGCTGACTTACGCATAGTCTCATTGTTTACTTCATCTAGTTGCTGTAGTCTTGTTTCAGCTT